TGGATTTATTGCACTTGCTTTTGCTGATCCAATTAAAGCTCTTGTTTACGACATTAATCCTAAAATTAATTCAATTGAGATTCAAGGAATGGTAAATGAGTATGGTTGGGATATTGTTAAACAAGACCCAGAAGTTCGTCGTTTACTACAAACTACCGGCGAAGCTGGCAGACAAGGTATTGACGAGTATCTATGGGTAGCTATGACTTTGTCACAAATTAAAGACCCACACGAAGGCCGCTATGTTATTACCGACGTTAGATTTCCTAATGAAGCGTCAGCTATTTCTTCACAGGGCGGACAGCTTTGGCGTATTGAGCGCCCGGGTGTGGACGCGGTTAACGACCACATCTCTGAAACAGCGTTAGACGCTTGGATCTTTGATGAGACTATTGTTAATAACGGCACGATTGAAGATTTAAAGAAGAAGATTAAAGTTGACCTTTAGGAACACTACTCCCCTACCAACCTGAAGCCGTAGACCGTATGGTCGATCGTCATAGGGTTCTAGTGGCATACGATCTTGGCTTGGGTAAAACCGTTCTTACCATTGCTGCTATAGAACGTTTGATGGATGAGAACAAAGTTAAAGAACCAGGGCTTATAATCTGCCTATCCTCATTGAAATATCAGTGGGCTAATCAGATTGAGAAATTTACCGATGGAACTTCTAAGGCTTTGGTCATTGATGGAACGCCGAAGAAAAGAGCAGAGCAATATGCTGAGGCCATGGACTGGCGAAGCTCAGGGGTTGATTACATTATTCTTAACTACGAGCAAATTGTTAACGACTGGGATTCCATCAAGAATTTACCAAGAGGATTTGTTGTCCTCGACGAAGCCACAGCCATCAAGTCCTTTAGATCTAAACGATCAAAAGCAGTCAAACGTTTAATTAGTTCACCGTATCGATACGCTCTTACCGGAACACCTATTGAAAACGGTAAACCAGAAGAGCTATTTAGTATTATGCAGTTTGTAGATGCACAAGTTTTAGGGCGCTTTGACATTTTTGACTCCGCTTTTATTGTTCGTAATAACTGGGGCGGGGTTCAGCGTTACAGAAACTTGTCTACGCTACACGAAAAGCTACAAGAAGCTTGTGTGCGTAAGACCCAGAAAGATGAAGATGTAGCTCCCTACCTTCCAGACGCTATACATAAAGAGCCTGTCCGTATTGTATTTGACCGTAAAGGCGTAAAGCTTTATGACGTTATTAAAGAAGATCTAATTAAAGATTTAGATGAGGCCCAGAATTTGTTTGGTGCATCTTTTAATTTAATATCCCATTACGGATACGAGAAAAAAGGTGGGGGGCCGGAAGACGAGATTCGAGGTCGAATTATGTCTAAAATGGGCTGTTTAAAAATGCTGTGTTCCCATCCAAACTTACTACGCGCCAGCGCTAGAAAATATAATTCAATTGATAAAACCGTTCTTTGGGAAGACGAAGACGAAGACGGAACTGTTGTTATGTTTAGTAAAATGACCCCCACCTTTGGAACTAAGGGTGGTTCTGCTTACGCCTCAGAGTTAGTAAAGTCAGGTTTACTTGACGGCATTGACGACTCCCCAAAGCTTGAATATTTAATTAGTTATGTTAAAGATTTTTTAGACCTCAACACAGCTAACAAGGTAGTTATATTTGCTACCTATGTAGATATGTTAGACATGATTGCTAACGGTCTTGGCCCAGATCAATGTAGAAAATACTCAGGCAAGTTAGATGCCAAGAGTAAAGAAAATAATAAAATTGCTTTTAACACAGATCCAGCAGTTCGTGTTTTGATTAGCTCAGACGCTGGGGGTTATGGTGTAGACCTACCGGCAGCTAATTTGCTAGTTAACTACGATTTGCCATGGACCTCGGGTGGAGCTGTTCAACGCAATGGTCGTATTATGAGAGCTTCATCTACATGGCCCTCAATTGTTATTCAAGATCTAATTATTGCCGGATCTATTGAGGAGCGCCAGTACGAGGCTCTACAGCAGAAGAACGCTTTGGCGAGCGCGGTAGTCGACGGCGAGGGTATTGATGACCAAGGTGGAATACCTATGAACGTAGGAAGCCTTAAAGAGTTCCTGTATATGGCTACTGTTTAGCCGTATTGCCCTGTACAATTGATGGATGCCTAACGCACCTAAGACCCCGACGCGTACCATACGTGTCCCTGACGACCTCTGGAAGGCCGTACAGTACAAGGCAGCCAAAGAGGGTGTAACCGTTACCTCAGTCATTATTGAGGCGCTAGAGGCTTACTCAAAAGGTCGTACTGACCAGTAACTTGACACCTGTCAGTGGGCAGGTATAAGTTTTCCTTACGTCGCTACAGGGCACAAGTGCTCTAAGCTAAACAAAGGAAAAGCATGAGTCTACTCGATATAAAATCTAATCTACGTCAGTATCTTTCACTTAAAAAAGAAGTTGAAGTATTAACAAAACGACAAGACGAATTAAAGTCTCGTCTTAAATCTACAGTTGAATCCGCCGGTGAAACCGATGATCGCGGACACGTCACACTTAAAGTTGATGACGAAATTACAGGTGAAGTAACCCTTACACAACAACGTCGCGTATCAAAAACTCTTGATATGGATATTGCAGAAGCTCTACTTAAAGAACGTGGCATTTACGACAAGTGCGTAAAAATGATTCCTGTTCTTCAAGAAGACGCAATTATGTCTTGTGTTTACACAGATGAACTTTCAGAAGCCGACATTGATCGGATGTTCCCATCTAAAATTTCTTACGCATTTTTGGTTAAAGCATCAAATGACTGATGATTTAATTGAATCTACTTTTGCTGACTTGGATAGTTATTATCCAAACAGTAAACGCAAAAGAAAACCAATAGTAGCTAAACCCTTAGAAACAAAGTTAGATACATCCTGGGATGCTAACCCTGTTACTAAAACATTACCCAACGGCAGAGACCTTGAAATGTTTACTATTGGCGCTTTAGCTGCTGCTGTAGGTCGCCCAGTTGTTTCAATACGTGCTTGGATCAAACAGGGTTACATACCAGCATCTCCATACCGACTTCCAATGAAGAAGGATATAAATGGAAAAGACCACGCCGGGAGAAGGTTGTATTCAAGAGCCATGGTGGAAAAGCTAGTAGAGATACTAGATAAGGCTGGACTATTGCACACAAAGCGCATAGAATGGCCATTACACCGGCAGGTATCTTTAGATATAGCCGAGGCTTGGAGTCAAACCCGAGCAAATGAAAACACTGACAACTAACATAAAAGGATGAAAAACATATGGCAATAAACCGAACAGAGGATTACCTCCCAACGGCAGATGAGTTTGCAAAAACAGACTCAGATATCAATGCAAGACCAGTTCAAAAAGCAACTATCTCAACAGTTCTATCAGGTTGGGATGCCGCTGAAAAATCAGCAGTACCCGCAGGTGATTATCCAACTGAGTTCAAGTTTACTGACGGTGAGTATCAAATCGTTAAGTTCCTTGATCCAAACGGACCCTTCGCTGTATACAAGCAACACTTCTTGTCACAGAAAACCACTGGCAAGCGCTCTTACATTTCACTAGGGGCCAACGATCCGCTATGCGTAAAGCTTGGAAGCAAGCCTGAAGATAAGAAGGCTTTTAGCCTTGCTATTCTGACCGCTAGTGGCGTAGAACGACAGATGCTTATTGCAAGTCCACGTCTTTACAAGACACTGCACGCCGCACACTTCTCACCTACCGGTCCTTTAACAAAGAACTATTGGGCAATAAGCCGTACCGGCAAAATGCAAAGCACCGCTTACCTCCTTAATCCAGTTAAGGCTCGTGATCTTTTAGAAGATTGGGGCATTGACGTAACTGCACATGAGGCAGCACTTGAAGCACTAGTTCCTTACGAAGCTTCAGCTATTAAGTCCTCAACGTGGGAAGAACTAGAAGCCGTAGCCGATAGTCTTCTCTAAGTTAGTTCATTGCAGGTGGGGCTAGTGCTTAACGGCATTAGCCCCATCCTTTTAAGGGGTATAAAATGGATCATATAATTACAACTAAGGCAGACCTTGATGCGATGGTTGCTTACTATCTCACTCAAGACGCGTTTGCTTATGACGTCGAAACTGTAGGAGATAAACGTGGTATTCCAGCTGTTAACGAAGTACTTTGGCTTAGCTTTGCTACACACGGTCGCGGGGATGTTATTCCGATTGGCCACCCACATGGTGAGTTTGAGTCAGAAGTTTTCCCGCTTACACCTCAAGGAGAAAAACGCATACTTGAAGGTCTTCCATTACGCGAAAGTGATTACTCTGTTGATCGCAAAAAATCTCTTAAATCTTTCGGACCGGCTCCTACGCAGCTATTCCCAGCAGAGGTCTTTGAGGCATTAAAACCTTTATTTTTTAACAACAATATTTTAACTGTAGGCCACAATTTAGCTTTTGATTTAAGCTCTGTAGCAAAGTATTACGAAAGTAATATTCCTTCTGGCCCTTATTTTGACACCTTGATGGGGTCTTTTTTGTATGACAATAAGAATAAAAACAAGTTGGGTTTAGATGATTGTTTACTAAGAGAACTAGGCTATTCAATGCAAAAAGGCATTGGACATATGGTGGAGATCTACGGTTTTAATGACGTAGCAAAATACGCATTTCTTGACGCTAAATACACATTTCTACTTTGGAAAGTATTGGCTCCTAAGATTGTTGCCGCAAACGTAGAAAAAGTTATGGCACTTGAGATGGATGTACTTTATGTGCTTTGTAAAATGAAATTAACTGGGGCTCCAATTGACACCAATCAATTAAAGATTCTGTACGACAAGCTTACTGAAGAGGTTGAGGCGGCAAAAGCTGAGATTTATTCTATTGGCGGTATATTTAATATGAACTCTA